GTCCCAAAATACCCGCAAAAGACGCGCCGGGAAGGACCCGTGATCACTTTTTGAGAATCCTTTTTATTTTTTCACGGATCTGTCTTGTCATCTCAGGTGTATAAACGTTATCGAAGGTACGAGTAAGGATGGTGCCAACGGGAAGCATGCGTCGATACCTTGGTGCTTGGTCAGCTATCCAGAAGATAGTATTGAAACCTCTGGGAAGGTTAGTGGTAACAGGTCTACCTCTACCGCCGGGGTTGCCAGCAGGTCTAGGTCCAACACGCTTTTGAATACCGTATTGCATCCAAGGACTCTTCCCGTATAGATCACCAACGTTACCGGGAGACCCTATAAAGAAATCTACAGCAGACCTCTTCCTACCACTGCGACCTCGACTACCCATACCCTTGGTGGTGTTAGCTGTGTATCCCATCTCACTATGAGCTTTGATCCTACTAAGTACTTGTGTGTACTTACCACCAGTTAGGTTGCCCTTTGTATTTAAAGGAAAGGAAGGAGAGTTAGTTGGGACAATATATTGGTTGCGTTTAAGTTTATTGCTTCTATGTAGAACAGACTCGGAAGCCTTACGGGTACGTCGAGAGCCTTTAATAAGAGCCTTTAGATACCACGCAGGTGAACCATCTCTTCCACCGGGTTCATCCTTTGGCCCGCCACCTGTTAGCCCCATCACTACTACCAGCTTTTTAGTACTAGGCTTTCTAATCTTTTTAGGGAATACTCCGTTGACAGTTCTCTTCTTAGGTTGATGTAGCTTCCTAGCCATCTGAGCTGATAAAGAATCAGCAGACTTCTTTGCACCCTTAGCCATAGCCTCTTGCAACATAAAAGGAATAGACCGAGCGATAGCTGGAGGCCAATTAGATGCCTTAGTAAACTCTTCTTTGAGCGTGATAGATACAGCAGGCATGTTTAAAGGAGATAAGGATTAGGAGTTGTTTTATATTTTTTAAGCCATAAAGAATCGTGATTTAGAAGGGAAGCACAATCCTCTGCCATATGCTGCCGAAGAATCTCAACGGCTATCTGTTGGTCGGGATTGTCTTTGTATGCCTTAAATATATTACGAAACTCATCAGCCGTAAGCCTATGAGAAGTCATTGTTCAATTTTGAATGCTGTTATGTACCGATGCCCACCAAAGGCGAATAAGTACAAATAAATATTAGCAATAAAAAACCTCCCTTTTAAAGGAGGCCATGAACATAGCAAGAAAAAAAGCCCCTCCACCCCTGGAGAGAGCTAAACCGAGCATAGTCTATTAATTGTTTTCTCGCACGCTTCTAGGTCATAAAGAAGGTTTCGAGAACCGGGCGTTTTTCTACGGTAATGCTTACCAATCGTGAAACTAGAATCCCTCATCTTCTCCATTGTTCGCACTGAAACCCTAGATTGATTAGCTAGCTCTTTAATTGTGACCCAAGTCGTCATTTCGTGAATCTTCGCGTCCATTCACCTTACTATGCTTACTTAGTATTAGCAATACTCTCTGCTTTGCGGAATGCTTCTTTTGTTGTTTCGCTTGTTGCCCAAGGATACGAACGAAGATGCGTTTCAAGCGAATGACCCATTGCTGTAGCTACAGAACCCGCATCAATATTCTTTTGATGGCCTCTTACAGAAAAAGAATGACGGAAACTATAAGAACCAATACGTTCTCCCCTTTTTGCGAGCTTTTCTTGTAACTCCTTAAATGCTGCTCTTTTCTTGAAATACTTTAAAGCAGCATCACCAACACCACCTTTCCCTTGCAGAGAAGGTAAATCAATCTCGTCATTTTGTAATCGCCAGAGCAAGTTCCAGTTTTGACCTGCAACAGCCAAAGGCATTAACTCTCTTGGTTTTGTAACGCCTGCTCCGGCTCTTTTTTGATAGTTACACCAAAGATAAGGTTCTTTAGTCTTTTTATTGGTTTTTACTTGTATGTGCTTTAGTTCTACGGGCCTTAAGCCATAAACGGCCATAATCATAATTGCAGCAACCCAACGAGCACCTGCAGGGGTTTGTGGCATACCATCTATCAAAAACAATATTTCCTCGTCAGTTAAGGCATCAACCTTTTGAGTTTTTACATTCGCTGGTTTTCTACCAATATGAGTTTTTCTATTATTAGGCGGATACCAACTAGAAGAGTAATTTTCACGCTCGACGCAGTAAGCGAGGAATTGGCAGAGATTATTTGTTCTTCTTTTACGGGAAGGACTGCCGGGTTCCCATTCACGAATACAAAGATCAATCAAGTCAGCGGGATTCGTTGGAGCTTTTTTTCCTACAAGAAAAGCAACCGCCATCTTTAAAACTGGTGCATAATCGTGCTTCCAAGTTCCCTCTGAAATATTTGTATCGTGCTTTATTTTTTGCTCTTTAAAACGATATAACGCTCCAACCCAATCTTCCTCTGTTAAAGAGCTGCCACCAATAACTTTCTTAGATGCTTGCTTTATAGAAAGACCTTTTTTGACAAGTTTTCGTATTTGTTCTGCTCTAAGGAAAGCTTCACCTGAATTACTTTCATGCCATTTCAAACCTAAAGGAGCAGCCTTTTGTACTCCACCCGGACGATGATGAATCCTTATCATTCCATCGTGTTCTCTGATTCCCCACCCTTTGCCAAACGCTTTAATTAGCCCTTTCAAGCTAGCCCCATCCCACATGCTAACTACACAAAAACTACACAAATCATAGACGCACCTTCGCGAAGCGTCACGAACCTTGTAACTATAATCTAGTGTTTGAGCGAGATGTCAGTCATGGACTATGGGGGGTCGCGTGCTTTGGGAGCACTAGGTCGCAGGTTCGAATCCTGTCGCCCCGATTGGGATCTCGGCGATGGCGAATTTGCCATCTACACAAAAACTACACAATCAAGGCTTGTCCTTGCCTTGGTTTTTAACAAATCGGATGTAAGAACGCCTCATCTTATTTAAGGCTTCTTGTTCGATTTGCCTTGCTCTTTCACGGCTAACACCAAGAATCCTTCCGATTTCTTCGTAAGTTTTGGGTCTCTCTTGCTCCAATCCATAACGCATATAAATCACTTCTTGCGACCTTCTAGGTAGCTCGCTTATAAATTCATCGAGATTCTCCAACCCTTCTCTGATTTCTAGTTCTTGATCCGGGCTTGAATATTCACTTGCAATTACATCAAGCAGAAACATATCACTTACAAAATTATTACCATGCATCACTTTCATATCCAAACTTAAAGGACTTCTTACGTGATCGAGGTAAGCCCTCATCGTTTGAACCCTTACACCAGAAAAATCAGCACATTCTTGTACTGTGGGCCATCTCTTATTCTTTGCTAAAAATTCTTCTGAAAATGAAGCAACTGCCTTATGCATTGAAAACGCATTGAGTGGAATCCTTATCGTCCGATCACTAATCATTAACGAACGAGTAATTGCCTGCCGAATCCACCAATAAGAGTAAGTACTAAATTTATAACCAAGTTTCGGGTCAAACTTTTCTATAGCTCTCGATAAACCAATATTTCCTTCTTGAATCATGTCCAACAAGGTCATACTGCCACCCTCGCTATATTTACGGCAAAGATGAACAACCAACTTCAAGTTGGCTTGAAACATTCTGTCTTTAGCCCTTTTACCTCTTTTGATAATTCGTCGTTCTTCTGGCGTGAGATCCTTTTTATCTCTGATAGCCATATATTTTTGAACTTCACTACCTAGCGTGATCTCCTCACTAGGAGTCAAAAGTGGGGCTCGACTTACTTGCTGCAAGTACCACCCCAAGTTATCCTCCATTTTTTAGAATGGCTTTTCAGAGGCAAGATCCTCTGCTTTTGGCTTTTGAGGTAAAGAGAAATCATCCACTCTTAGTTCTAGCTCTCCCGCTGGAGTTTCATCCTTTCTTAAAAAGGCACGAACATAAGCACTACCACTAACCGTGAGTTTCATTCCTTTATTTACATAAAGCATGACGACATCACCACGGTTGCCCCAAACGGAACATTTAATCGCAGTTGTGATTTCTTCGTCTTTTATTTTCTTGTTAACTAAAAGCTTGAAAGAGGTGACTTTAAAATCACCAACTTGTTTTTGCTCTGGATCGAAGGCAACATTGCCAACGGCTGTGACATTAAGCATCGTTTTTTAATTCGGGATGTGTAGCAATCAGCCTGTTAAGGCCGGAGTTGTTGTTTAGGTTGTGTTTCTTTTTATAAGTCTCAAAAGCAAATGAATTTAAGTCAGTCAATTTTGCAGCGACGTGATTGCGACTTTTATGGAGTTCTTTATCAGACTCCCATTCCCAATTCGACAAACCGGGAGGTCGCCGTCGGCGAACATACCGACGACTTTGTTGATTTGCATTGAACTCGTTGTCACTCATTACTTAAGTGAATTTGTGAAATCATCAATAAATTGAACATGCCTTTGTTCTTGTACATGCCCAGTGAAAGCACCTGTGAAGTCAGGAAACTTTTTCTTATAAGCCTTTTTTAGATCAGGAAGTTTTGTTGGGTTCTTTTTAGCCCAACCTTCAAGATCCAATAAATAAGCCTTAGCAAAATCAGAAGTTAGAAGTTCATCAGTTGCTGTCGCTTCTTCTGGAGGAACTAAGTCCTCTGGCTTTTCTCTGTCAGACGTAGGGATAGCATCATTAACCACAATTTGATCAACGATGTCAGGCATTCCCGCTGATATACCAAGCATTTTTAAATAGGCATATCTCGACCTGTAAGTAACACCAGCACCCCAGTCTTGATTTGGTTCTCTCATTGAACCTTTTATAAGTTTGGTCTTACCGCAGATCGACTCACCACTTTCATGTAGTAAATGAGTAACTAAATATTCGTTGTCATTCTCAACCTCAAAAGTTTGAATGCAAACAAGACCCTGGGCACCTAGTAGAGGAACTGTAATCCCTTGTATATAGGACAAAGGTGCATACTTACTAGAATGAACGCCTGATGTTTTTTCTTCAATTGCGGGAAGCGTATTGTGAAAACGAATTAAAGCTTTTGGAAGTTCTTTTAAATTTCGTATGTCAGACATTGTTTTCGTTAATTAAGCCATTAGCTTTTTGAAGGTCAATTTGCCAACCTTGAACCGACTTTCTTTGATCCGAATCGAGCTGATTCCAATCCATCGTTTCATAAGCCTCATTAAAAGCCTTCAATGCTGAGTCCACTATTTGCGCTGTTGACTCCTTGAGCGTGCATAAAAAATCATATGCTCGGTTTTCTTTGTTGGGCATAGTAAGTGCAGAACAAACCGATATTACTATTCAATCGTAAGGGGTCAACCCCTAAAGAAAGAAAATCATTATCGTTGAAAAAATATTAATTCTTGCAGTAAAACTAGTCAATATAGTTTTAGTATTTTCACTTAGACAAGTATCTTTTCTTACACTACATATTATGAAGTCATAGCAAGAGACACCAGTTTAGAATTGAGTGATTCCATCTTTTTTGATGTCTCTTTATTAGCTAATTTGCTAATACCCATACATGCAGGGCATTGCTTATATTTTAGAAGAACATACTCAACATCTTCTTTCGTCGGCACACTCTCCCCGCGAAGCATGTCCTGCGCGACTTGTGCCACTCTCTTTTCTTTCACCTTCTTCATTGGCTCTGTCTTGCATAACTCATCCCAAAACTCGTTATTTTTCAGCATTAGCTCCCTAGCCGTTGTCTTAAACGCTTTTTCTAGTTCTTCTGCAAACAATGAAAGGAAATCATCAGTTAGCTCTTCCGTCTTTGTATATAAGGAATTAATAGGCTGCCTATTCCCAAAGATCGCTTGGAAATCCAAAGCATCTGCAACTTCACCTTCGTGATTCAAATATGGCTCTGCTGCTATTAAACGGTCTTTTACAGTACGAGAAAGACCTGAAGGAAAATCATTCTCTGCTATTGCGAAATTATAAGCTTCACGGGCAAACCAAAATTCAATCTTAGGATCTAGTCTCCCTCTTTCCCAATAAGCAATCTGTGAATTATGAAGAGGAACACCCGCCACTTTTGCCCAGTCATGACAGTTCTGCTGAGATAAAAAATTCATCTCCCGCCAGCGTCTGTCACTTTTTCCTAATGCTAAGCGCGCTTCAAGCCTCAACGCTTGCTCTTTAGCCCAATCTCGTTTCCTGCTTTTCTTTTCAGGCATACATAGTAAGGGTTTACCCTTTATTACTAACAGACGATAGCGCATATTTTTATTTAAACAATTAGATGACAAACGATGTGACATATGTGACAAACCCTAACTAGTGCCCATAGCAAGCCTGTTGCGCTACTTAGTCTTATGAGTAATACTAGGCTCCAATAGTAAAGGGTTAACCCCTAATGCAAAAAAGAATTTGGCACTCGGTGGCAGAGGCTGCTGAGATCCTTGGTATCAGTGCGTCCAAGTTATGGGCACTCAAAGGAGAAGGTCTTCTAGAAGTTGGCAAACATTGGGTTTATCTTTCAGGCCGAAAAAATAGTCCTGTTGGTTGGTCAGTTGATGCAATTCACGCATGGCAAATTGAACAATCAATAAAAATTTCACAAAAACCAATCAAGGCAGCGAAGGAAAATGGCTGAACCTGAAATCGATCTCGAAAAAGAAAGGCGAGCCTATGAAATGCTCAAATGGGTTCCCTATTCTTGGCCCGCTGACTTTGATATAGAGCTTGCAAAGAAGGGAGTTTACTTCAAAGCACAAAAAGAACGCTCTGATAAAGCACTTGATGAGTTCGATAAAAAGCATCCTTACGAAACAAGCCCAGAACTTGCAGCCTTCCTTAAACTCGAAAAACTCGGACGATTTACTCAGTCGGACTACTTCTCACCAACTAAAGCACAAGCGAACTATTACACACGTGAACTCAAAAGACATACCCGAAACCGACACAGCAGCACTAGTCGAAGGCAACAAAAGAGACTTGCAAGCAATAAAAGACCACGCCGCCTTTTTGGTAACTTCTGAAAAAGATCAACAATCGCAGTTCTATCTACTCCGACTTTTTGTTCAGGACAGCAACACTCCCTTACGTGACGCAGAAATTAGAAGTTATCTAACGGAAGCAAGATCAAACTTTACCGGGACAGCAAAACCAAGAAAGAAAGGAGAACGGATGGATACCACTCCGACTCCTTGGGTATGGAACGGAATTGTAATGGCAGGGACAACAAACCTTTTAGTAGCTCCTCCCAAGGTAGGAAAGTCTGCTTTGATGATTGGAATGATCGGAGCGTGGTGGCGTGGTGAGCCTTCCTATTTAGGTCACAAGCTTGAAGGAAAATGTCCTCCTGTATATATCGTCGGAACTGATCAACCAGAGAACGATTGGTACACAATCTTAAAACGAGAAGGCTTAATTCAAAACAACGGAGAACTTGGTGGACCTATCGAATGTTTATGGCATACAGGTGCACCTTTGCATTTAAACGAGAAAGGAATCGAACAACTAGAAACCGTCGCATCAGAAAACCCTGGAGCTTTAATCCTCTTAGATAGTTATCACGCTTGTGTAAGTCCTTTAGGTATTGACGAAGCAACAAGCGCATTTGATGGTCCAGCTCGAAGTCTTGCTTCTGCTTTAGCTCCTTATCAAACAACCTTAGTCATGATTCACCACACGAATAAAAGCGTGGCAGGTGGAAATGCAACGAACGCATCAAGAGGAAGTAATGCGCTGCCAGCATGTGCAAGCTTAACGATCTTGATGAACTGGTTGAAGCAACCTGCAGAAGGCCAAACTCAAAGTGATTTTCGAGTGGTTCTCAAAACTCAAGGACGAGCAAAAGGAACAACGATGGTGGCAGAGCTGCTCGACAAAGGATGGATTACACACGGCGATGGAGCAGAAGCGATGGCACAAGAAGCACGAGCAGAAGCAGAACTTGAATTACAAGGAAGACAAGCAGATGCGTTTGATTTCATTCAGGAACGATGGGATGCAGGTGAGTTCCCGGTAACGGCGACTGAACTTATGAATCGCTTTCATCTTGAGAGAAACAAAGCACATCGATGCCTCGCCCAATTAACGAAAAAGAACTTGATTTATAAATGCGGAGAAGTAGCAGCGACGTTAGATGGAGGACGACCCGCAGGGTTATTTCGCCCAATAGGTAGCCTCCCCCCAGACCCCGTGATAAACGTCACTAAGGGTGATAAACCCTCGCGCGCGCATGAATTAAAAGGTTTATCACGTTCATCATCTTATATACATGAATCTCAGGGAGGGGGGTTAATCACACCCCCTGATGGAACGCCCGTCGAAAGAAAGATTGGAGATAAATGGCAGAACGGTTGGATCGTTCACGACGGTTCAAATCCGCATGCGATCACTATCGTTCAAACAGGTAATTCAAAAGTTCGCATTCGCAATATGCGATGGGACATTGATTTAAGAGCTTGTTCGTCCCCTTTTGCTACTACTACTTATGACCGAGAAACTATGGAGTCCGATTCAGGGCTTGCAGTTCTATCCATCGATGCACCGTTATCGGATGAACAAGAAATGGATGATGTGGTCGATCTCGCAGATCATCGACACAAGAGATCAGAGAACAAAGGAAATCCACGAGAGGACACGTTCTGAATGGGAACCACGTGGCAATACCGTTCATGCCTGTTTAGAAGCTTTTCTACAAGGCAAACCTTACGACTCTGGCAAATACCAAAAGTGGGTCGACCCCCTCCTCTCAGACGATTTATGGAACCGATGGGAGGCTGTTGCTTGTGAGTACCGAATGGTTGATCTTGATTTCGTTGGTGGTATTGGTGGCTCTGCTGATTGCATCATTCGACATAAAGAAACTGGTCGACTTGTACTTGCAGATTTAAAAACACTTAGTGCTTCAGGAAGGAAAAGAAACGTCTCCTTACAGCTTGGTGGATATTTATCACTCCTCTCTAAATGCAGACCTGAGATAAAGATTCATAAGTGCATGGTCATCTGGTCAAAACCAAATGAAGTCCTCACTACGAGTTACACAACGGAAGAATGTCTATCGGCATTTGAAAAACAAAAAAAACTCTTCTTTGAAACATTACCCAAAATCTAAAAATGATCTCTGACATTCACTACCTACAAAGACCAATCGTCTTTAACCCAACAAAAGCAGAAGAAGGCAAAGAGAACGGGATGCAACGCGTAAATGAAAACGCCAACGAAGAGTTCAGAAGAGTCGCATTGAAAACAATCCTGACTTACGCAAGAAACAAGCCTTATATCACGGCAAATGATATCTGGGAATCATTAGACCTCATTGGTATCACGACTCATGACAACAGAGCGTTAGGGCCGTTATTTAAAAAGGCTGCTAGAAATAAATGGATCGCAAAAACAAATCAAACGATGAAGAGCGTTCGATCAACTAGGCATAGTGGAGACGTCAGAGTTTGGCGTTCTTTAATATTTGGTTCTACTATTGCTGCTTAGGCTTGCTAAGGGTAAACCCATAAGGCAATATGAAAACACCTGCAAATACTATGCAATGCAAGAACTTAAGAAAGCTATCTGCATCGCCCTTCTCGGCATGCCTTTTGTATTTCTTTCTTCCCGTTTGGCTACTGATCTCCGTTCCCTTGATTATGTCTATGAAACTAATTCATCGCCTCAAATTACTATTCCTACGTCAAACAGAGAAACCGCAACCTCCATCTATGCGAATTATCAGATCTCCCATGATTAAAGGACCAGACAACGAATACACATTCATTGAAGACGACGATGAACTTGATGAACAAGAAAATGCAATCTGGCTAGAAGCATTTAAAGACCCTTTCATCTTGAAACATATCACCGGGCATCTTGAACGTTGCCACCAAAAGACCTCTAACTTTGATAACCCTCCCCCATACGATGACCCACTCTACTAATACAGAATTTTCAAAAGAAACTTTAAATCCTCCTGAAACTATCGTTTCCAAAATACGAAAATTCAAGGAAGAAATACAACAACGTTTAATTGTAATTGCTGAGTTAAAAAATGAACTAGACGCTCATTACTCCTATGGAACCATCGAAGATAAATATTCCTTTGAAGGTGCAACGGTTACAAGAAAGAAAATTGCACAACGGTACGAGTTCACAGAAGTTGTCGATCAACTAAAAGACCAAGTACAGAAAAGGATACGGTTGGAAATAGATGATGACATCGCCATTCCAAAACCTGCTTCCTATACATGGGAGTTTCGCGCACCAAAGAATGACGACACAAGAAAAGATTGAAGCAGCCGAAAGGCGCATCATTGAGTTAAAAAAACTTATTAAACATTGGAGTAAAAACGATGACCAAAGCAGAACTTGAAACCAAAGTTGCAAAAGAGTTAAAAGAGGTTTTAGACAGTGAAATATATAACAACGAGACCTTTCATCTAACGGTTAAGAAGCTTTTACCAATTTTGAAGCAATTACCAAAAGAGCCAGTTGATAACAAATATTTAAAAGAGATATTTGAACGCTGTTGCTTAAACCCTATCTATAACCTGCCTGATATTTAACTTATAGATGGAAATATCAATCGAAGTCATCGGAGCACCAGTTCCTCAAGGTTCCTTAGTAGGTAATCCACGTTTTGGTGGTTTGAGATATAGCAATGATGCGTTGCTTAAAGAGTGGCGTTCAAAAGTCATTATTGCTTTGGCTGATGAATGCCCAGAAGACTGGGACCAAAGCGCACCGCTATTTGTATCAGCGCATTTCAGGTTTGTAAGACCCAAGGGGCATTATGGCAAAAAAGGATTAAGACCTTCTGCGCCGGACCATAAAGCTACAAAACCTGACTTGGACAAGCTGACCCGTGGAATCGGTGACTCGATAGAACAAGCAGGTATCGCCCGGAACGATTCACAAATAGTTCAGTGGTCCGTTTTAAAAAGATGGACCAACGGACAGGAACCTCCGGGTGTTGTCCTTACCGTCAAAACTTGTGTCTAGTTTTGCTATTACTACGCATGACTTAGAACAGTGAGTAATGTTGTTTTACGGGCAGCGATGCCCACGATCACCGAGGACAAACCTATGGGCGTTATTGCCGAACAGTTCCGAGCACACCTTAAGGAAATTGCACAAAGCGATTCTCGAACGCTTAAGGAACTAGACAAAGAACTAAAACAAATAAAACGAGCCATAAAAGAAGCCCCTGAATAAGGGGCCTTTTCTTTGCAAATTTAACTCCGAGGGATAGATAGCCCAACTACTCAATAAAGAATAGTCTGATCACGGGACCCGCCTTATTTACGCACACGCGCTCTTGTATTCGGCCTTGCTCCTCGGAGGAAAATTAATCCTCCTCTTCTTCACAACATGGGCAATTAGGTGGATGCATCGGTTTTTCTTGAAGGATACAAGTCATAATTATCATTGCTCCTTTTCCTCCTGTTTGCTCGTTATTAAAAAGCAGCGATACTCCATGATCGCTTTCTTCTCCTTCTACTTCAACTAAATCTTGCATCCAATGGATACCGTCTTCAAATACTGCGATAGCAGTTGAAAAGAAACACTCCGCATCGTGTTCATTCATATTGACCTGTCCCATTGAAAAACCAACTCCGTGTTTTTCGTCTTTAATAATGACCGCCCTGTAATCAGCAAGGTCAAGGCCACCGACTTCAAAACCAAGTGTGATGTAGTCAGCGAACTGTTGAACGTTTGGTCCTAGTTCAGGCTTTTCATCTTTTCTGAATTTGGGCTTTTTAGCTGTTCTTTTTGTTGGCATGATCGAAACCTCTCGGTGTAAAGAAAAAACCCCTCCTAAAGAAGGGGCGTGTATTTAGGTAAGAGCGAGATAAGAAATCAAAACGATTGAAATGATCGCTAATGATTTAAGTTCTTCTCCTCTTTCTTGATAAGCCTTATAAAGTAAAGGCTTGTTGACTGAGTTGACGTGAGTGATTTTCATTAGAAAGAAACATCTCCGATAGCTAGTTCTTGTAATTCGCTTGGTTCACAAAAAACGCTGCGTTCATGTACATCAAAAAGTTGTATTAGACCGCCGTCGTTATGGGTGCAATAAAGCTGAACCTCTACCCCTGTCCTTTTGATTCTGTGTGTAGCTTGAAAAGCCATTTTAAAATCCGCGTGTGACCAGTGCCTCTCGGCATTTATATAATAGCTTGATATTTACTATTAAGGGGTAAACCCTTAGTTATATAGACATATGGTGACACCGTTTAATAGGTGGCTCGCAAACCTCGGCAACCCGCGAGGTGAGTGATGGGGAGTACATCTTGTGCGAGCCTTTTTAAAAATAACTATCTTGCTATGAGTAAGCAATAAACCGCCTTTGCTATGGGGATAAGAGATTGGATCGGATCATTCTTCGTTTATCGCAGTCCTACAGACCATGCAGAAGCTTTTAGGAAAAACGCCATGTACATGACGTGTCGGCAACTCCGTGTTCTTGCGGGAACCACAAGTCATCTACCAAAGGCTGTATTAATTAGTCGTTATATAAATGAAAATATGTCTAAGAACGAGTAAGATGTTCTTGTACTTCACCCCCCTAAGCAAGCATTAGCATTTTGGTAAATGGATAGCTATTAAACCCTCATGGACGGTGGGGGTTTTTTAGTAGCTACTTAATCCTCCAATTTCTATTACGGCCAGTGCCCTCCAGCGCAGCGACTTTTTGCTCTAGTAACGAAACCTTCTTAAATAAAGCTCTTACGTCTTTATCCTTGCGGTTGACGATAATCGATAAAGTAAAAACGAATATAGAAACAACAGCACCGATACAAGCAGCGATAATCTCATTCATAATCTTTTAAAAGTCTTTTCCATTTTTCATAGATAGCAATCTCAGCACCAAGGCCCGTAAAAGTTGAGGCGTGTTTATGGTTTGGCGAGTCTCTCTGGTCTAAACGATAATACAAATTCATCCTCTCAGTTCTTGCAGCATTCTCAGCTACGGATAGGTCTGGCCACATGTTTTGACAGAAGGTTATATTTTATTACGATGACATAGTAAGACAAAAACTTATGATTGACTTCAAGAAAGGAAAACCAAAAGAACCAGAAAAGAAAGCAATAGAAGAAGACGAAGATATGCCCGCTTATCAAGAGATGGTTTTGTTCTATCTCTCGACTGGGATAAAGACGTTATTAATCGCATGGTGTATCACAATAATTTCATTAGCGTACATTAAGCTTCCAGATAGCAAGTGGTGGGTTGCTGATCAGCGAATCGACGCAACATATGCTGCCGGAGTCCTTGGAGGGCTGTTAGGTTCTCTCGGAGTGACTGTTGCTAATGCAGGGAAAAAGAAAGAGGAAAAGAACGGAGGGTCAGCAGCAAATAAAAAAGAAATATCGGAGCTTAAAGCATTAATAGCAGAACTTTCAAAGTCACAAATAGTAAAGATAGAAACACCCTTAAAAATCATCCCAACGCAAGGTGTAGAAGTCGAAACACCTAAATCATCAACAGAACCAACAGAATGAAACGACTACTAATCCCCTTTCTCTTTCTGGCTGCTAGCCCCTGCTATTCAGGAGGCATTACTCACAAGATAACTGCTACTGCTCAGGCAAGTGTTGACGGTTCCTATTCTCACGCTAAACGAATTGGAAGTACATATTCAATGTCAAGTTCGGGCGTGACCGCAGGGACTATGGGGCACTTAGATGTACCAGCATCATCAAATAACTCTTTAACAGGAGTTGCAGCAACGCATGGTTCAGGTTCTTATACCCAGACGACCGCAGGTGCAGCTACAACTTTTAGTGAAACATTTATCCAAGGTGATGATGTTCCAAGTGCAACAACTTTGAGTAGTGGTGCAATTGGATCACTCCCAATGTTGGGAGATACTATTAGCTACACGGGTGGCGACAACACAGGTTTAGCAGCAACTATTACGAGCGTATCGGGCGGGACTATTGGCCTGACTCCCGGAAAATCTGGAACTTCTGTGACGGGATCTATTACAAGTTCTTTGTCAATAGGTGACTGATATTGATGCGTTATATATTATTAATAGCCTTCATATTCCCTTCAGCACAAGCAGTTCCCGTAATTCCTTCATTTAATTCAGGTTCGACTACAGCAAGAACGGAAAGTAAGCAAAATACAACTGAGCTGATTGAACAGTGGACGTATTCGACAGGATATGAATATTCAGTAGGAGGTACAAATTTAAAGATCGAAGGTAATATTTTACCTAAAACAGTCACCACAGGAACACATGTTGTAGATGGCGTTACTACTACTCATCATGGGATTGACCTTAATACTAAACCTACGGTCAACATGCACACCCAAGGAGCAAGCACAAATCTATTGGAAAGCTACCATGGTCCCGGTCTTAAAAGTTTTACAAAAATAACAAGAGATATTATCACCGAGTCAGTAACAGAAACGATGTCAACATTTACTCAATGAAGAGATATTTATTTGCAGCACTATTGTTAATAAATAGTCCTGTAATTGCAGATACTACAATGACAAATAATCCGATTAGTAATTCATCTGGCAGTGTTACAAACTTAGGGGTCATGAATATGCCGAGCAAGCAATTTACAAATACAATAAGTTTACAACAAGTGCAATGCCAAGGTGACACCTTAGTTATTCAACCTTTTTTAACTGGCAACTATTCTGGGGGGATGCCAAAGGTTGACAGTTTTCTTGAGCCTATCTATTCAACTAAAGATGTAAAAGGTGCTACGGATGAGAACGGAGCTGAAATTGGTGATGGTGAAATTGACGATCCAACATTGATTCGTGGATATAAAACAGTGAAGAGATTTGAGAAAACTAATTATGCAATAAGTCCGGGAATTAGTTTAAGTTGGAATATTAATCTAGATCGTAAAAGTGTAAGAAAGTGCAGGGAAGGTCAAAAGCATTTAGTTAATCTATTATCTGCTAAGTATGAAGATGCACGTTTATCATTTGAATTAGGAAGGGCAAAGCATTGCAGTTCACTTTTAAAAGAGGGTGTTCAATTTAAGAAAGGGACTAAATACGAAGTTCTTTGTGCGGATATAGAACTTGTTTCTAAACCTAATACGTTAATTGATCATCAACACTCTATGCCCTCAGATCCCTCTGAGCCTTTCTCCTTTCAGAAAGGGACATTATCTTCTCCTTCTTCTTAAATAAACTTTTTGCAAGTTTTTTAGATCTTTTTTTGACTTGCTTTTGAATTTGTTTTTGGAGAATCTTTATATACGGTTGCAACGTACCAACAGCAAGAACACTTGCAACTGCAATGGCACTTGTATTGACTAAAACCGTAGGTTGAGGTGCATAATTACCCGCAATCTCTAAAGGGTTTAAACCTTCCCATACCGTTTCACATTTACCCGTAAGCTCGTCTCTTTTCCAGCCTTTTATTCTGGCTAAACCTCCTTTACCTAAACTTCCTACTGGTGTTTTTGCCAATGTATCAAGGGGAGGACACGGCAATATTTCTGCAATAAACTCTCCATCAAGATTTGAGGTTTGATTTTGGTTTACGTTGGAATTACCCTTGTTGTCTTTTTGACTATTCTTTTCTTTCACTTCCTCTCTTTCGTTGCCTAATCCCCTTAGTAATTCAGCATTAGGCTTTGGCGGTTCGATGTCGACATAAGCATCAGGAGCTATATACATCGCCGGGGCGTGATCACATAGAACTAGATTGTTTTTAGGATCGACATTAAACATTTCACTACCAGTTCCTGTCTTCTTATCTCTTGCTACAACACAAGGCATTTCAACAATGGGAACAAAACCAAACGGCAGCTCACCTAGAGTTGTCGGAGGAATGATTTCAGCGGGAGGAATTATTGTTAGTTCTGGTAATTGTTTAACTTCAGCTTCTTTTATATAAGGTGCCTCTAGCTCCACGATCAGCAATCAACAAAATCACCGCCTATATTCTTGCCAATCTGACCAGCTTTTTTAACAGCGAATGCACTAGCAACCCAACCTATAAAAGGAATATTAGATAAGGTACTAGCTGCAGGTGTAGCAGTAACTAAAGAAGTTCCTACGATCTCCCCGTTAGATTCTGCGCTGCCTTTATCTTTAATGCACTGTAAATATTCAGCCGTTAATCTCGCACTATCTACTGGATGATGGGCAATATATTCTTTTCTGCTGTAGTCAGTCTTTCCATGCCATTTAGTCTTTTCTTCTGAGAACAAGGTTGTTTTGGGTTGGTGCATGTTATGGGTAACAAGAACTTCTAAATCACCAGATTCTGAACGCTTATATTTCAACTGTGACGCGCTATTCTCTGTAGTTTGAAGCCTTGCAAGGTCAGGGATTTTATCGCTACTGGCATTTGATAAAAGGGTCAAGGAAAATAGATTTGATCCAATAAGTCCAAGGCCGAGCAAACCGGGTAAGAAGTTCTCTTTCATTTATTTAAAAGGCAATGCTCTACCCGTTGCACTTGGCAGTTTTATTTGTTGTTTTATTTGATGTTGAATAATATCTACCATTTGGTCTTGAAGCGTTAGCATCATCGAATTAACAAAATCAGCCCGTCGCATATAGACATACCCACCACCTAGCAAAATGGTCAACGACATAGCAAAAGATGCAACGCTAATCCCATCTAAAATTTTCCTTACCATTAAAAAAAGTAAGCCTTGCAGTCATACTTTAATAGGCCTGCTTAGTATTAGCAACTTAAGCCAATTCAGTAATAAATTTTTACTCTGTTATTTCTTTCCAAGTTGTTGTTGATTCATCCCATTGATAAAATTTACCGTCTGTATTTTCTAAAGACCATGCATCAGAAGGTACTGCAACTGGGGCTTCATATTTACAAGTAGTTTCATTAAAAGTCCAAGAAGCCGGACCGGCTGGATCTAAAGCAGCCCAATTAGATTTTATAGAATTTTGTAGTTCTTTCTTTTCATCATCAGTCATATCTATGTAATGCCAATAGCTTTGAATCTTGCCATCAATTAATTTATATTCAAGCCCGTTATGGTTATAAGCCAAAGATATATCGACTCCTACTGTTTCATCAAATTTTTGATAAACGCCTTTATTTGGTGGGTGATGAATAAATTCTAAATAGCCAGTTTTAGGACCACTAGACCAATCATGATCAGGGAATGCTTGTTTTAAATTTTCTTCTAAACAGGGATGTCCTACAGGTGAATTGTTTTCATCTACTTTTATGTAGTAAGTCATAACTAAGTTAGGTCGCCAATGTTAGTACTAGGAAAAGCCCTAGCCGCGCCAGAAGTAGACCAAATTATACGAACAAGGCCCATACTTCCCGGGTATCCTGCCCCAGTCCAATTTGGGTTATAAGCTGAACCGCCGCCGCCCCAATCACCAGCCCAACCGCCTAAACCAAAAGAAACGGGGAAGAATGAGTCACTGCCAGGTCTGTTGCCTGAAGTCTCCGTCCCTCCTTCATAAGCAGTAGTCCCAGCATAGCCCCCCCCGCCCCCGCCGCCTGGGTTTGAGGTCGTTGAATTTACGCAGCCACCACCACCACCGCCAGCCCCGATATGATTCATATTACTAGAAACTGCATCTCCCCCCTTCCCTGTATTAGAGGTTGCACTACCGCCGCCGCCGCCGCCGCCGCCTGCGTTTCCTGCCGCGTTGCGTGATGTATCACCAGCAGATCCATTGGCTCCATCACTACTTGAACCTTCGCCGCCGTAACCCCCTCCATTAACAGCACCACCGTCACCACCTGAATACGCACCATCTCCAACGCAAGCTGATGATTGCCCTCCACCTCGACGAGTTGTATTACTGCTGTTAGGTGTTTGACCTCCTTTAGCCATCACAGTTGAAGCGCTTATAAAATATGAATCACCCCCATCAACTTGATTAGCAATACCACCTTGAGCAGCCGCACCAACAACAACTGTATAGCTCTGACCAGGAACCGTACTTATGGAGTTTTTATAGGCACATGCGCCCCCGCCCCCGCCTACCGTCGCAGTTCCCATTGAAGCAGGAGCACCCCCAGCGCCTCCAGCACCTATACAACAAACAGAAACACTAGTTACACCAGCAGGACAAACCCAGGAAAAAGTTGCACCCGTCGAGCCTGTGTAATTCGTTTGCCCATCAGGTGTTATGCCTGCAGCCGCTGTAGCTAATAACATTTGCTGAATAGGCATTACTCAAGCCCTCCACCAGATCCATAATAAACATTACTTGCCGTACATAAGAAAGTAGCCATGCCTCGACCTTTTAAAGTAAGAGAGGTTTTTGCTGATGTATCACCCGCTAAATACATAGTTACGGCACTACAAGTAATTGTTTGATCAGATGCAGAATTATTAATAATCGTCAAAGCATCGCCAACCGAACAGATACCAGCGGCAAAAGTCACGCCACCAGTAGAAATATAAATATGTTTTCCCGCATCAGCCGCAACAATTGTATAACCGCTAGATTGCGAATTTTGAGGTATAGACCTAACTGAACCTTTACCATCTACAAAGGCTGTTGCTGTTACTTTTCCTGTACTAGGGTTGTAATGAAAATCACCATCACTTTCTAAACCTACATTCCCAGTAGCTGAAGCATCTTCAATAAAAGGAATTAAATTATTTTCATCTGTGCTTTCATTATCTGCTACGGAAACATGATTAGCATTTGTTGAAGTCGTTGCGGTATCTGCATTGCCAGTCAACGCACCAACGAAGGATGTAGCTGTCAACGCCCCTGTATTTGAATTGAAGGTGAGATTCGTGCCAGTCTTAGGGGCTAGGTCACCAGTTGCGCCAGTAAAAAACGCTACATTACAAGAGGTGTCTGTTGACTCATCAGCAACCGTGATAGTCGTTGGTACACTTGCGCCCGCATAAGCAAGACTATTCCACTGCGTTGAGCCATCCCCCAACTTATACTGCTTATTTGTTGAATTGTGCCCAACTTCTCCAAGCAACAAAACAGGATTAGCAGAGCTCCATTCGCTATCAGTTGAAACTCGTTGCTGTAGTTGTACCCTTACCGTTGTTTGTGTCATGCGCCCTTAGCATTACCCGCAATTAGTGAATATTGTAATGTAGTTCCCGTATGTGGGGTTGCATCATCGCAATTTAATATGAACGGTCCAGTTCCATTTAAAAATAAACTATCAGTAACTGTCGACTCTGTAGCAGGTAACGACGCATTTTCAGCAGTCAATTTATATGTCAGGTTGATTCCTGTTAAAACTACAACCGAAATCTCAATATCATGGAACACCCCTTTTTGTGTTTCGTCAGGTGTATCAACGTAGCGGTAATAACTTGTACTCTGAGTAATATTTGCCCCACCAAAAACACTTTGAGGAATTTGAAACGAGTTATGTTGTCCCGCTGCGTCTAAATAATGATCACGAAACAATGTTACTTCGTCTTGCGTTAGGTCTGTGTAAGTGAATTTTATTTGATGACCTGTAAGCACATTGCTACGTCTAAATCTTATTGGACCTGATGTTAATGTCTTTGATTCACTTACATTTAAGCCGCCTACGTCATAACTTATTGAATTAGGTTTGCGGCTATCTGGGTAATCGTTCATTGTTAAATTGTATAAGGTGGCAATAATTCAAGACTGACAGACATATTTATTTGTCCTTCTACTTCTTCTATTTCAGGGCTTTCTGCATATCGCCATTGATAACCAGTAGGGAAAGTTAAGTTAGTTGCAACGAGTGTTTCTGTTGGTAAATCGAACGGCTCGAAATGACCGTGAAAGGCAAAGTGTGAAACAAGGTTTTGCTGTTGAGCCCTTGTCACAGAGACAAACGTCATTCTTAACCGATGCCCATATGAGACGCTTGAATGTCTAACGGCTGTTTGTTCTCCTGATAAATGACCAAGATTACTAGAGGCGACAGAGCCAGGCGTAAAAACACGAGAACTAGGAGTTAACGAGGGAAAATCAGAAGCCATAATTATGTAAACGTATAGTGGAAACCGTCATCTTCACTTTGCCTGCCACTCCAAACCGCATCAATACTTTTATTAGTTTGGTGTGACTCATCATTAGAAAATTCCCATTTACCCTCAATAGCCCAATAACTCTCTTTAGTAGATCCTCCAGGGCTTAATTGAGGAGAAGAAAAATTGCCACTATAACAACCAGAATTATTAGCATCTTGTCCAATTCCACCTAGCGTTTGACAAACTGATGAGCCTGATTCAGTTTGATTAGACTTAACGCTAGCTCTCCAAGGGATCGGCCCTGATGGAGGATAAGTTATATTTCCTAATGCTTCAGAAGTAATGGCACCCGTTGGGCCGCCACATGTGAAAGCATTATTAACACAAGTATTACCCCCCGTAATTGTTAAATAAGTTGCATAAACATAATAAGCAGGGTCTGACGCTGCATTTGTACGTTTAAACCATGTACTTGTGACTTCAACTGTTGTTGTCTCTTCTGGAACATTATTAAAGTTTCCTCCACCAATCGGATATAAACCAGACGCTATATATTTCGTAGTTGTTCCTTTCCATCGAGCATAAGTAAAGTTAGCTGGATCAATTTCAACAGGGCCAAATTCTGCCACCTTATAAGGAGTACCAAAACCGTCAGCACTTGAAGGATCAGGACAAGACCATTCAGCTATTAAATAGTAATCAACATCGCTGCTAGTTAAAGTCATAGAAGCGCTTCCAGTGTCGGTACTACTACAACTAATCAACGTTTTAACTCCCCATGTGGGAGAAGGGTTTGTTTCACCTCCTATTTTGTTTCTTCTATACCAACAAACGCGCCCACCAACACAAGAACCGCCTGATGCAGTAACAGTATCACCGACCTTAAGAGGATCAGTAGTTGTGCGATCATCTGTAAGCCCGACCGCGATTTCTTCGTCTAAAGGATCGACAACCTCAGTTGGTTCTTCAAATTCAGTACTCGGATTAAATACACCTAAAGTAAAATCAGTTGTCCCTATCGCTGGGAAACCTGAATAAGGGTAAGAGATACCATCATCTGCAATATTTCCAGTCCCTGTATTTGTATGGCAAGTCAAATCATTTCTTCCCGTAGGCAAAACGGTGCCAACTGCTGTCGCAGCAACAACGGCTTGAGCCACAATGCTTTTTTGATCTGAATCTACTGGGAAATGAATAAGATCTAATTGGATGATCCCACTGGTATTTTTTTCAAGACGCTCTACTTCGTAAAAATAATCATGATAATCAACTGTACCTGCATTGGTTTCACGTCTAAGCCTGACTCTGACAATATCGCCTAATGCAAGGGTGCTATTAAAGGTTGATGGCCTTACTGAAATTCTTAAAGTATGGGTAATGTATTTTCTTCTAGCTATTTGATAGGCACCATATTTAACAGCGTGAGATTCTGAGCAACACCACTGAGACAAATCATATTGAATAATAACGGGATCAGTAACACCCGTTTGCTTGATTTCAGAAGTACGAACAATGCCTATATCGTTATCAGGCTGTTGCCTCCAAAGCACTAAAGCGCAAGCGTCTTGCCTCTCAGTGATCGGGATATATTCAATCTGAAAACTACCGTCTAAGACATGATCCTCTGTAAATGAAAAACTCGGAACAATAGCATTAGTTGAATTAATACTATGATCAGCATTTACAGGCAATCTCGGCTTAAAGCATTTTTTCCCATCTTTCTCAGAGAGACGTAGTAAAAATAAATTTCCTGTTTTAGTAAGCCAATCTTCTAAGTTTTCTGATTTATCAAAAACCCCATTACATAAGAAATTATTTGTATTTAAGAAGTTTGCCGCCGCCGTCATTGACGTAGTATCAATCATGTCATTAGGAAGCCTTCTCGATTGTTTGATTAAATAAATAGCTAAATCAATAAAATTATTACTACTGCCTAATTGACTATCTAATATTCTTGTAACCTTTAAACCATTTTCAACAAAAACATAAACCTGTTTATCAAAAGTCTTATCATTATCTGCATGTGTATTTGTATAGCTGAGACAGGTTAAATCTGTGAATTTTGAATCAGTACCACAATACGACGGACAGTCCCACGGCTCTTTATTACTAACAGTTACTATATGATTTCCAGGAACCCAACTGCTAGCCCTTTGGTTATAAGCTCTTTTCCATGTCCCGACCCTACAGGCTCTTTGATAAACCTGATTTTCTTTAATATCTCCTATCTGACCTTGACTAAGAATTAATTGTAAATTAACGGTTAAAACGTTAGTTGTTGAATCGTTTTCATATCTTCCACTTGTTGCAGGAGGCGCAACAAAAACACCTCCCACCTCATCACTACCTACCGTTACACGACGGCCGAAGACTATGGGAACTGGCTGGCCTATCTCACAAGCCTTTTGCTTTACATCTAATGATGTGTTGCCTTGTCCTGCCTCATCAACAAGAGAATCTCCAGTTAAACCAGCTTGATAGGGAAGTAAAGAAAGAGGATCAGAAACCTTAATATTCATAGTCTTATTGGTACTCCTATTAAGTCAGTGGTGAATTTACGAGGCGGGGCTGATGCTCCCACTGGAGAAATACTTGAACCAAGATTTGCAACTAGCGTTTCAAAATTACCCCCTACGCTTGTAATTACTCCTAAGAAATTGACGATTAAAGATTGACCTGATTGAGGTACTGAATTAGATAACCGTGAGTCAAATTCATAAACCTTCAATTCACATAAATATTGATTGTCTAAAGCCTCTGTTAAGGCGGCAATTGCCGTTGTGGTAGCAGGGCAAGAAATAGAAACAGCATTACCACCACTCGCGGAAGATGACATCAACCCATCGGCTGTAAAGGGGAAATAGCTCCAACTTTTAGAGCTTAAAGAAATTGTTGAATTGACATAGTAAGACTGCCAAAGTTGCTTATCGGTTCCCCCAGAGTAAATCCTGAGATACTGCGCTTGTCCTCTGTTGCTCATTAGCTAATCCCCTGAAAACGACGACCGCCCGCTGTCCTTGAATTACTAAAGACAGAAGCGGAGAAACTAGACAAAGCAGATTGAAGATCATTAACAGTCACATACTGCTGCCCTTCCATTTGGACAACTGGTCCAGTCTTGATGTTGATGTTTGGGCTACCTCCAGAAACAAAGCCACCCTCTGCAAAACGTGGAATAGCTGCCCCGCCTCTTAAACCTGAAAGATAGTTATTAATAAAGCCTCCAACCTTGTGGCTAGGGACTATATACTCCGAGCTTTTCCCTTCACCTACAATTGCCAGTTGTCCTCCTTGTGCTTGTGGAACAAAACCACCCTCTGCATACCCTCTAGCGCTTCCTCGTGAACTTGTATTTGAACTACCTCCACCACTTGCGGCTTTATTACCTTTTTTGACAATACTTGAGATCTTTTTCCACCATCTTTCAATCCTTCCCGTTATTGCATCAGTCATTCTTTTAATTTGGTTGGGTATCCATTCAATTGCGGCTTTAAATGGAGCAATAATTATATCTTTTACTTTTTTCCACCTTTCTTTAAATGCCTCTATAAAACTGCCCCCAGCTTTAACGATCTTTTTAAATAAATCAGCAAAACCTTTTCCTATATTTGTCGCTAGTTTTGCAATCTGTTTTCCAAGATTTACAAATATTTCTCTTAAGAATTTAAATTTCACAAAGGCCGCAATTACACCAGCAACCGCCGCGCCTATCAAAATAAATGGAGCTGCTGGACCAGTAAATACAGCTACAACGGCCAAGCCAATACCTTTAATTAAACCTCCAATCTTTAAGAAACCCGCAACAACTGGACCCATAGAACCAACCCAGCCAGAAAGCAACGCTATGAATTTCGTTCCAGCTAATCCAGCCATTGCACCTTTAACCGCACCAAAGGCAGTGACAACCAAACCTAAAGGAACGACTAAAGCAGTAGCAGCAACAGCAATACCCCCCACGCCTACAATTAAAGCTTTTATTGGCCCTGGTAATTTATTAAATAACTTCAAGACAAAAGTTAACGCCACAGTTAAAGGCTCTATTACAGGTACCAATATTTTCCCGATTTCTGTTGCTAAATCTTTTTGCGCTTGACTCAATCTTCTGAACGAATCAGGGGGTGGAGCCTCTAAATCTTTTAGTTTCTTCATAGCCTCAAGCATTACCTCAGTGGTAATTATTCCGTCACTAGATAAATCTTTTAATTCATTAATTGGAATTTTTAAAACTTCAGCTATTTTCTGCCCGATAATTGGCATGTTTTCAGACAAACTTCTAAATTCATCACCAATTAGAACACCTGAGCCTAAAGCCTGACTCAATTGGAGAGTGATCCCACTCATCTCGGCAGAGGTTTTGTTATACCTCAAACCTGCTTTGTTAACACCATCAAAAACATCTTTTATTTGATTTAATTCAATTCCCATCGGTCGCAATCTTCCGAACATATCGGCAACCTGCTTCGCTGCTTCTGTTTGACCTAGTGCAAACCTCTGAGCTGCATCTTTGGCAAAATCTTGCACCCTTGCTGTTTCGCCGTATTCGTCAGCTAAAGCTGCAATAGTTTTCTGTGTTCTATCAGCAGCAATACCCGCTTTTATAAAACCAACCGCTGCCGCTTGTGCTCCTAATGAAGCAATAACACCCGTTAACGAACTAGAAGCTTTTTTTAATCTGTTAAAAGCTCCAGCGGTTTTCTTTGATTCTCCAGCAACACGATTTAAGTTTTTTCCCAATCGCCGCAGCTCCTCTTCTCCCTTTACTAAGGCTCTTACTTCAAGAGAAGTCACTGACTTCATGTTAAGAGACATCTTTTTTGCTACGTTCACTTAGTATCTCTATTATTTTACCTTCTATTACTTGAACGTCCGATAATAATTCCAACGGCTCTTTTATATTGCTTAACTCCATCACCGTAAAAAGAGGATTGTAATCAAGACCAAGAATCACACCTTGATCTGTTCTCCATTGCGTTTGTACACGCAGAAACATTTCTACAGCAGGTTGAGCTTCTGGTATTACCTCAAAATATTTAGACTTTACAGGTTGATCAAGAATCACAATTCCTAAGACGGCAGCGTCATCTTCAGTCTCGTCAACCTCTACACCATCACACCAATGCTCCGCTGCTTCTATTAGTTTTTTGATTTCGCCTCAATTAATGATTCAAAGTATGCTTCGATAATTGCGCTTGCAAGCATTGGTACTTCTAGGATTTGCTTCCTTGTTTTATTAGTAAAAGGCACATCGTTTCCTTCTTCATCTTTAACGTCAGACCAACCAACTAATACTTCTTCGGCGATAGAAATATCCGTTACTCCACTAAAATCTTCTTCACCATCTTGTAATGCTTTGATCCTTTTTTGTACGGAAGCTTGCAGTTCGTTTATACGAGTTTGTGGGAGTTGTTTAAACTCCGCATCGAAAGATTGTTCTTTTCTTGTGCCGTTTTCAGGGATATAAAAACTAACAGGCCAGCTAGTGGTTGAACCTGCCTTCTTAAAAACAAAGGACATAAAAACTTAATAGGACTAAGTAAGCCTAGTAAATCTTAATATTATTTCAAGAGGGTTACTGGAAAGTTAGTGCAATCTCGTCATTACCAGTTGCAGAAGGAGTTGGAATAAACGGAAGGTTCAACATCACAATTCCGTCAGACTCAGAGTAAGAAGGGTTTCCAATATCACAAACAGGCATTAAACAACCGATACGATTTCCAGCAGTTCCACCATGCAAGAAGGATATCTTTCCAGTTGTATCACTATTAGCAATGCTAAAGAAGTCTTTTTGAGCCATAGTAGGTGCCTCCAAAATCGCTTCTCCTGATGGAGATCTGTTGGTCAGGATGACGCTCTTATCTGCTCCTACAAGCTCTCTAGAAACAACTTCGTTCGACATATCAACAGATATTGATTGTATCGCTGCAGAATCGTAATCCAAGAAACTTGTTGCTGTTGTATTACCTGCCTTAAATAATACTGGAGTCGCTTGATTTGAATAGGTTGTTGATGGTAACGCTACGTCGGTCGGAGCATTATATATACCCGTCATTGTGAAGTTAATTGTTGGTATTTCACCAATCGCTAAATTAACACTAAATGAACCTCTACAGCCTGTGCATACGTGCCTTACACCACTTACATTGACATAGATAGTTGTTGATTCAAAGCTAGAACTTACAGGAAGATATTTAACATTAGCAGCGATAGAATACCCACTACTTGCACCTGGCACGAAAGTCGCCGAATCCGGCTTAACTGTGCACACTTTTGACGTACCATTGTAATCAACTATCAAACCTGAGTGACCATTACCAGTTCCTGAAGTGATAGATACGACCATGCCATTGTAATAATCATCAACCGCACTTGCACCACTCGCCAAAGTAATTGACCCCGCAGAACCCGCTTGAGAACTACCAGTTATAGCACTTCCTGTGGTCGTAGGAGACATCCCACATGCACGTAAAAGACTGTCAATCCTAGAAGCTGTTCCTGCACTTCCACTTCCAGCTAACTCAACCTCGAAAGTTATCCCAACTCTTGTGTTCGCCAAAAGTTGATCGCTGTTTCCGAGATATGCCCTAATAACATCTCTACTAACAGTCTCAGCTTCAATAGGAGAGATCTCTAGGTTTCTAACCAGACATGCATCTGTTCCTGCAGGTGAAGACGAGGAACCATATGAACTTTCAAGCTTCGTCTGAAGTAATCTAGATCGAGAAAGTAGAGCCATTCGTTGTCAGCCTCAAGCTTTGAAATCAGTTATGTATATATTAGACAGGTTCTCTCGTCGACGTATTAACTAGCAAGGCTCGTCAGTGATGTTCGATATCTGATCGCATAAGTGCAAGTTACGATTCCCGTTGGTTGATCTGAATCTAGAAATTCCCACTCCATTGATTGAGGTCTTACGTCAATTGCATATCCACCAAGGGTTAAGTCACTAACAACTTTTGCATGTAATGATTCAACAATAGGATCGGCAGCTTCCGAAGGTGTTGTGCTGGAGCTACCAGAAACAATGACAGAAATAGTGACAGTTAAAGTCCAATCAATCTTTGGTAAAGAAAGATTTAGGTCGGCATTATCGTTTAGAGGTTCTATTACTAAACAAGGCAGCTCATTCCTGTTTGCAAGAGGAGTAACACGTTCTCTAAAAATCCTCGACCCGACATTTGTCGTGCCTGCAAGAACACTCTTAAGTTCGTCTAATATGTTTTCTCGAATTGTGGTCATTAAACCTTCTGTAGTGAAATTTCAACAAAAGAACCATCGTCTTGAAGTCTCGTTTCTCTTACTTCATAGTTCTGAGAATCAACAGTGATCGCATCCCCTGAAAGTAGACTTCCAAAGTCACTGGCCTTTGCTGTTAATAAGTAATCAGTTGTAAGGACCATATCTCCCGCTAACACCTGAGAAGGCTGATCCAATATTCCCGACGCAGTCGTACTCCCGGATGTACAGGAAACCCCGAAATCCGAAAGGTACGCGCTTAAATCATCATTGATTGCCATCTACTTCAACCTTTGCTTTCTTGGCCTTTGCCTTGGGTTTAGGAGGGTATGCAGGTGCTTCATCTTCTGCCGTTGCTTCTCTAGCTTTTCCCATCCCTATCAAGATGGATGCATCCTTATCACTAACGTCATATACAGAGCCAGCATCTAAGGCTTGACCGCTAGCAATCACACTGCGAGTAGTAAAGATTTTCATGGATAAAAAAAGGGGGCCGTAAAGACCCCCAATAAACAATTAAGTCGTAATATCGAGACAAGCAGCGAAGGACTCGGCGTGTCTTACGGCGACGTCATAGGTAATAATCCCTCTGATGGAAGTAAGAGCTTTCGCAAAGTCGTCTGATTCCTCTCCTACAGTTATTTCCAAGCCTGATCCCCAGAAACCGACTGAACACTGACTGAAATCACCCATCAAAATAGCAGAGCAAACGCCGGAGCTAGATCCCTTTGTAAGATTCGATGGGACTTGGTTTGTAACGGCTAAAGGATAACCATTTACAGAACCCGGAGTACCGCCACGTCCGATAGAAGCAGGATCGGTATTCCAAAGGAAGGAACCATCGCCAGAAGCAGAACCACCCGCACGTAATTTCTTCAATTCTGCGAGTACTTTTGCGTTGGTCACATAGGCCATGTTGTCTGAAACATTGCCGTTATCAATCAAGATTTGCTCTTCTAGATCGACCAAAGCTTCGATCGTTACAGCACCTCCATTTGTGCCAATTGCTACACTACCAATTCCACTGGTTTGCATAATTCCTGTGGGCGCGCCACTAGAACCTGCCCCATTGAGGATCCCTAAATCAACAGCAGTATTCAAACCGTCAGTGAGGTCTGTTCTAATCAGAGCCTCGATTCCAGGGGTTGCTGTTAACAATGTTTGCCTAGAATATTTAGAAAGTGCAGCGAGATTTTTTGGTGTCATTGTCACCTGATCGAAGGTGCTTTCTGACTGTGTTATCGCTGTAGTTTCACTCGATAAGTAATACGTACTGCTCACACCTGATCTTCTAGGAATCGCGACATCACCGACAAGGCCCGGAAGTGCCTTTACACCTAGAGACATCATCTTCGACTGATTTCGTAACGCCTCAATGAAATCTTGATCGTACAAATCAGTGGCGACTAAATTGCCTCCTGTCGTAGCTCCCGATGTTACATAAGTGGCCCTTTTTGTTAAAGCAGTAAACGGAACAAAGAAAGAACGCTCTGCTGAACGCTTCAATCCACTTCTCTCTACTTCTTGAGACAATTCACGAACATAACCTGCTTCACTCCAGTCACCTGTTAAGGCAGCACGAATACCAGAAACGAGACTATAACGCTCTTGTTGTTTCTGATCTAGTTCTACTGGACTGACAGTTTCGACAGGCTTCTTTGAGATCGCGTCAAGTGCTTTAGCACGAGTTTCTTCGATACTCATTCCGCTATCTTCAGCTTGCTTTGCAAGTTCTGGGAGTTTGTGTGTTGCACATAGTTCTCTAATAGATGCAACGCGGGCACGCTCTTTACTAAGTACAGATTTCTCTGTCTCAGCGCGCACCACTTCGATTGATTCTGGAGTGGCAGACATGTCTACTGTTTTAACTGGAGGTTTAGGTTTAGGTGGTGCGACAGGAGTCGCAGTTACAGCGTCTTCACGCTGTTCTTTAGATATATTAGATGTTTCTTTTTGCTGCGTAGTATTAGCACTACGTCCTACACCAACGGAGGGGTCTGCAGCCAAGCTACAAATCGATACTTCCAACGGCTGCCACGCAACAACTCTGTACTGGTTACTATCACCATCCTCACTGGTTTCTTCGACCGTTTTGTTTACGGCATACCCAGTACTTACACCTCTAAGTATTCCTGATTTAACATCATTAAATACTTCAGAAGGAAAAGGATTGTCAGAAAAACGAACCTTTACATATCCTCGTTTATTTTTGAGATACGCATCCTCGACAACACCAATTGGTTTGTCTCTGTCATGGTTGAATAACAACGGACCAGCATCTTTTAAACGAGATAGGTCAACTGACTCTTCTCGATGGTCGAGCACCTCATTGCCTAGATAGCCTCTGTCAACTGGCATCTCACTTGAGAAGGGAAACTCCACAGTTCGCGCTTCTTCATCAATCTTGAATTTGACTGATTTAGGTTCGGCTCGATGTTCAAGTTTCTCTTCTAAGTCACGTTCCTCCATTTGATTCAGGGTCAACTTTCTCCTCTACTTTAGACGTATTAGTTTCAAGCGTGCTCGCAGGGTTGCTATCGAAAACTAAGTTTAACTGCTCGGCTTGTTCAACTTCTCGTTTTCTCGCAGCCATCAGATCTTCTAGATCGCCACCAAGCTCTGCCACTACCTGAGATTGTGTTTTTAGTCCTGAACGTATCGCCTCGGTTGCAGCTTTAATTTCCTTCTGAGGATCAACGAAAGCCCATCCCCTAAATAACCATCTTACTTTCTTAAATCTCTCAGGATCTGTCTCAAATCCATTGAGTTCTAATTCACCACTAAGCACAGCATATTCAATCCAATAATCAAAGACAGGTTGGAAAAATCGCTCCTGTAAGTAACTTTGAAGAGTCCGATAATGATCTCTATCTTCTATCAAACTAAGCCTTGATGATGAATAGTTAGTCTGACTAAAGTCACGAGAGACAGACTCGTAAGAAACCCCGCAGCCACTAGCTAATGCCCTCAACATTGCTCTTAAAAATGGCTCAAATTCTCCATTAGGAGCATCCATCTGTGGAACATGTACAGATTCACCTGGTGCGAGGTATTTCCAAACCCCAGGAGTAAAGTCTGAAACTCTTTCATTCTCATATACATCATCACCAACTAACTCTCCATCTGGTGATTGTATGAACCCTTGAATACTGCTCGCGGCACGTGCTCTTACAACACTTGCTTCTTGAAATCCGGCGAGATGATGTAAATCACTTAAGGCAGAAGATAACCACGAAACACCTCTTGTTTGACCTGGGCGATCAGCAATAAATAGATGAATGATTTCATTCGCAGGAAGAAACATATGTCTCTTCTCACCCGGTTGAACTGGAAAAGGACTGTCGCCCGGATGCTTCTTAAAGAACGCATATCGCTTTGCGCGTTGGAACTGATCACGCTCAATCCCCATCCTCCAAGTATTACCTTTTACCCCTGTTGGTCCTGTGTAATCATCATCCAACTGATCACTTTCAATTAACTCCAGCGCGAACGGAACCTTACTTCTACCAAAAGGTTTCTTGATACAACGAACAAAAACCTCACCTGATTCAAACAACGACTTAACAATTAGACGACTAATATCGTTTAACGAATCACGGCCATTAGCTGAACAACAATCATATCGACACCAATCTTTCCAAGCCTTTTCAATTTGATCATTGATCTTAGTATCGAGCTTATTTCCTCTTTGCTTCCTTACATCAGCCTGAACACGAACACCCGTTCCGACAACATTTTGAACAATAGAACGTTGAGCTTGACGAGCGTAAACATTGTCCCTGCAAACTTGCCTTGTTCGTTGTCGTAACTTCTTATTACTCGACTTGATTTCGCTGTCGGCACTTGTCCCTTGAGCGAGCCAACTAAATGTTAAACGGGATGAGTCGGCTCCCGCATACATTCTTCTTCTTTTCGGTAAAGATTGAACTGTTGAACTTAGTGCGTTTTCAGCAGTAAACAATCCTCTCCAAGCATTAATAAGTCCCATTAGAAACGAATAGCAAGATTTCTAGGGTTTCCGAGGCCCTGTGCTACTAACTCGGCTTGCTTCTCACGGAAACAAATCGCATTTAATTCTCCCAACCTCATCCTTAAATCTTTCATTTGTACTCTCTTAAATGTTCTATTGCCTATCGAATACTCCTGTGCGCCATCTTCAAACTTACGCAAAGCAACTTTTATATTGTCTCGATCAATCTCGTTTTGAGTTCTGGTGTCAATCGCTCCGGGTGTCCCGCTATAAACAAGTGATTCTTTAACAATGAACTCACCAACAGCAAGCTGGAAACTTTCACTTCCTTTACTAACGATGGCGGTCCAAGACCAGTCACCTTTATCAAAGTTTGTTGAATCCGATGAGCTAATAGTGAACTCCCAACCGGAGCTGTATGAGCTACCCACCGATGTGTGTCCTTCAGATGCAGTGTTTGTTCTTAAGTAATAAGTTAACGCCCATCCGTCTGTGCTTGTTGCATTTTGATTAAAAGGAACAGTTGCTTGGCCATCCCTCCACTTGATTGTTGTTCCCGCCCGGACAATCGCAGGGAACTCTGACATCCACACCATCTAAACCTCACCACTTGTGTACATAACCCTGTTTAGGAGCTTGTTTAGATTTTAGAGACTTCTTTTGCGTGGGATTAGCAAGATTTAACAGCCTTTTAGAGAATTGTTCCCAAATAGTGCGCCTGTCATATCTCATGTACATCGAGCAAAGTGCAGCATATGAATAAACAAGAGTGTCTAAACTTTCGTTCCTAGCGTTGGGTTTCTTCACCCATTCTCGATGTGCATAACCTCCGCGATTATGTTTAACGATTTGTTTCTCTGCCGTGAGCTGCTCGAAGTATTCTCCTGTAGTCGACATATTGAAATGTAAATATCCCGGTCCCGGTTCGTTGTGCTTTAAACGAGAGAAAAGAGTGGTTTTAATCGTGTCACTTCCTACGGGATAGACCAACGCTCCTTTGCGTAAGGATCTGCCTTTGTGATTCATATCAACCTTTGATGGTCGGCCTATAGCAGGCTTGTTCCTTTGTGATTGACCTTTGATAGCAATAACATTTTGTCTTCCCCTCTCCCGCGCGTACTGATAAACCTCCGAAGTAAAGTGTCCTCCTGAGTCAATAGCTACTGCATCCGGCCTTAACTTTACTCCCGAAGCGTGAGGCCATTCACGAAGAATAACTTCATCAAGTTGCTTCCATAGTTCAGGTCTACCCGGATCACCAAAGATTTCTTGATGGTGAAGTAACCAGCCTTCTTCGCAATCAGAAGGTCCACGCCATGCAAAAACCGAAATCGCTAAACGATTATCTTGCACATCAATACCGCAGGTAAGTGCAAGACTCTCCTCTGGCATTACACCCGGCTCATAGTGCTCACAACGCTCCATCAAACCTTGACTTGAAATCTTCGACGCATAATCCTCCTCCCAAGTTTCACCAAGAATGGTGTTCACCCAAGTTTTCAACTTTGGGGCATCGTCTTTACTTCTTAAAAAGTCCTCACATATCTCCTCCCAAGATTTCCAACCAAGGGGGGAGTACAAGGACGACAAATGAAAACCAGCAGTTTTGCCATCACCTTCAGCCGTTGCGATCCACTTCCCTCGACGCAATAGCTCCGTCTTATGAGACTCACCATATCGCTCACCACAATGCTCGCACTCATACTTAACCGTTGATGGATCTTCGTTTTCCATCTTTAGCTGCGGCCACTTCCACCAATCCATAACACCGCATTTGGGACATGGGACGTAAAACCTCCTTTGATCACTTAAAAGGTACTCCGTCTCAATCCTTGAGTAGTCCTTGATGGTTGGTGTACTTGCAAGAAAAATCTTCCTTCGTGCAAATGTTGTCGATCTACGTTCAGCCAAAGTACAAGGATCACCTTCTCCTTCTACGTCAGTCACGAATGCATCCACCTCATCCAGAAAAATGTAACGGCAAGGTGTACTTCTCAAACCAACCGCTGAATTGCTTCCCGTTAAAAGCATCATGCCTCCGGGGAACTCCTTAGAAAAAAGCGTGTTGCCTGAATCCCTTGATCGAGGTGATGCAATCTTCTCGGATAAACAAGGAGTCTCCTCAATCATTGTTTGAAGCCTCTGCTTAGAAAGCCTCTTGCACATTTCCACTGTTGGTTGCACCGCAAGTAGAGGTCCGGGTGCGTGGTCGATTATGTACCCCATCCAATTACTGCCTGCTTCGGTAGCTCCTAGCTGTGCGCCCTTCATGAAAACTACTCTTTGAACAGGGTCGGAGATACTCAAAGCATCCATAATCCCGCGCAGATATGGAGTTCGGTCGGTCCTCCAAGGGCCGGGTTCTGATGAAGCACGCCCTGAGAGCATTCGATGGGAATCGCTCCACTGACTAACCGTCAATTCCTTCTCAAAACGTAGAGACTCAAGACTTGTCTCTAGTAGTTCGCTAATAGCCGCTGACACTTAAACCCTCCAATGCAGCACGAATCTCTTGAGTTACCATTTCGTGAATCTTCCTTTGATCCGTTTCCGCAGCAATGATCGGAGCAACGCGATCCGGGATAGCTTTCAAGGAATCCCTTAGACCCATGTGGAGTTTTGCAAGTTGCAATTTCAACTGACTTTTATCAACTAACTTTTCACTCTTCTGCCGATATTCAAGTTCACACAACCTTGCTGCAAACGCTTCTCTAATCGCACGACTACGGTTGAAACTAGGCAAACCACCCTGACTTTGACCCTCCTTTCGTAAGTTCTCATCAATATTTGGAGCGCCACCAAGACCTCCCCTGTCAGGAGAAATAGTCCCTGCAATCTCCTTATCTAGTGCTTCTTTGTCTTTTATTTCGTAGGTTCTCCCGACCTTCTTTAAGTTTGTTAATCGACCAGTAGCTGCCCAACGGGTCAAAGTCGTGTATGCAACGTTGGACTTGGCTGCATACTCTTTCAAAGTCGTCATCAAAAGACCTCCTTCTGTTGTGAATTAGGCTCGCAAACTGCCGTTTTACCTGTAAATTCCTCCCATCTTTTCACTATTACGTCGCAATAGCGTGGATCAAGCTCCATTAAGCAAGCTTTACGACGTGATCTTTCAGCAGCGATCAAAGTAGTTCCCGAACCACCAAAAGAATCAAGAACAATCGCTCCTTTCTTCGTTGAATTACACATCTGATATTGAAAAAGGTCCACTGGTTTCATCGTGGGATGTTCCTTGTTTCGACTAGGTCGGTCAAACTCCAACACCGTCGTTTGCTTTCGATCCGTATTCCACAAATGCGCTGCACCTTCTTTCCATCCATATAAACAAGGCTCGTGCTTCCAGTGATAATCCTGCCGACCCATCACCATATGTTGCTTGAGCCAAATAAGACATTGACGAACCTGCCAACCCATATCTGCTGCAGCTCCTCGGAAGTTAAAACCTTCACTATCCGCATGCCATATATAAAATGCTCCACCAGCATTCATCACCGCATCGGCAGAAGTGTAAACATCAACAAGGAACTGCCTGAAATCTGAATCAGACATCGAGTCGTTTTCAATAGCAAGTTTCTCTTTCGTCTTTCCCTCGTAATCCACGTTGTAAGGAGGGTCGGTCAACCAAAGATCCGCTTTCTTCCCATTCATCAAACGTTCGACATGTTGAAGATTTGTCGAATCACCGCATAAAAGTCGATGCTCACCCAATACCCACAAATCTCCCGGTTTTGTAATCGGGTCTTCTGGTGGTTCAGGTACAGCATCAGCATCTCCGTCATACTCCGGCTCAAGTTCCTCCGGCATCAAGTCTTTTAACTCTTCATCGCTAAAACCAATCAGGTCAATGTTGAAATCTTCGTCAACCAGATCTTTAAGCTCACTCCGCAATACGTCCAGATCCCAACCAGCATTAAGAGCAAGCTGGTTGTCAGCCAATACATATGCTCTTCTTTGGCGATCACTTAAATGATCCAACACTACTACTGGGACTTTAGAGAGATTTAGTTCCTGCGCAGCAGTCATACGTCCATGCCCGGCAATTATCCCGTCTTTGCTATCAACCAAGATTGGATTCGTAAAACCAAACTCAGTGATGGAATTGGCAATTTGTGCAACTTGCTCGCTACTATGTGTCCTCGCATTTTTCTCGTAAGGTTTGAGTCGTGATAAAGGCCAAAGCTCAATGTTGCTCGCCATATGAACCGATAAACCCGACTCGTTTTGTTCTTCCATTAATTACCAATACCATTTGAAAACCATTCTAGACATTTGAAAACCACTCAATCGGTTCTCGTTTTCTGTCGCTAAAAATAATCCGCGGTCCCAAAATACCA